TATATTGTCTTTCACATTCCACCTCTGTTTCTTCTTTTCCAGGATCTTTTCTTGTGCTTATTCATACTTGAAAATTTAGGTTTCTTTCTTTTAGATATGCTAGTCTTCTTTGGGATCCTCTCATGTGGCTGCTTGTTAATATCAAACTTAACACGAGCCATTACTTTTTCTTTCGATCAAGTACAGACTTTGTAATCTTAGTACCAAAGCTAGCAGAAAAAACTATGATAACTAAATACCAAACGCTATCTGGTAAATCATTTATAATAGCAACCCACTCTCTAAAATTTTCTCTTGTTGCTGGAAACCAACCAGTAGTAAGCATAGCTATTAGCCACGCCATTAATATCTCATCTTTAATCGAGTTATCCTGGCTTTTAATTCTAGCTAGATCTGTGTCTTTAGCTGCCTCTATTTCAGCAGCTCTAATTACTTTTTGTTTTTCAGCTTTATGTTTAAAGTGATCTGTTGCTTTATTAATAACCATTTTAGTTAATGGATTATTAAATATTTTTAATAAGTGTATCATGCTGCGCAGCTCCTCATAATGCCAGCTAGCTCCTCGCATCTTTTAGTTGTTTGTTTATGCCAGGCACTATCAATCATCTCATCTGCAGCTTTGTTATAGTCTGCAGCTCTAATACCCTCCCACATTTTTTTAAATTTACTTACTCTTGGCTTACCAAGTTGAAAGCACATCTCGCAAATCAATCCTCTAATTGTGGTAAATTGTTCGTTAGGATCTATGTCTGATAGCAGCTCATCTGCTGAGTTTAGAGCAATTTCGAAATCTTTATCAAACACAGCATCAAGCTCTTCCTTAGAATATTCCACACCCTCAACAAAGTTATCGGTAGGTAAAACCAAATGACCATAACCAATTGTAGCGTGACCCATACTGCAGGAATAGACAGAACGCCTAAACCCCTCATGCTGTTTAATTCTTTCTTTAATGTTTTCCATATAATTCTATGACTTCTTTGGATCAAAGTTAAGTATCTTAACACCTAATCTCTTTTGTTCGGCTGTTCTCCCTCGTGCAATCTTCCAACCATTACTACGAAAGTTTTGTGTCTTAACATCATAAGTATTGATCTCTTTTGTTTTAGTATTAAAAGTTAAAATATCTATGGGACCAGTACCGCCAACTGGTACAAAGACTATTAGATCTGGATCCTTAGCAAACTTAGATGCAGCTAACAGCTCATTAGATAAACCTATAGAGTTTGTTTTTCTATTTCTGAAAGTAGTAGAAGATCGAGCCAATAATTCCCCCAAGTAGTATTATTATTGCTGCTGCTCCTTTACCTCTATTCATAAATGTTTTTAATTCTTTAATATCTTTTCTCATTTCATCTATCGCTTTAAATAAAGTTTTCATTCTCTCAGCGCAGACTTTTTCATGGTACGATATTCTAATACCATTATGATCTTCGATATTTGAATTTATTGATTTTTTTTTTTTAGATTTCATTTATTGGCTTACACTCGAACCTAATAAATATATGATGCTTATTAGTTTCGATCCTCCCTATTTCAATTTGTTTATTAATAGCCTCTTCATAACCAGCCTGGAGACAATCATAATAATTGTCGTATGTTGTTTGCATAACAAATGGCTCAAGGCAGCCGTGGAATGCGCTGCACATAAGCATAACTAAAGCTATCTTCATAGCAGCTCCTTTAATTTATGTAATTTTTTTTTAGGTATTAAGAAGTATAACTACCATCAGCCGTAAATATAACTATTGTATCTGAACCAGATTGTGAAACTGTTGGCGAACCAGTTGTTGAACCAGAATAATTTGATGTTGGCATTCTTAAAATAACAACCCCACTTTTTCCATTAGTACTTTCTCCAAATATACCCGAGCCTCCATGACCCCTATTATTAGTATTTGACCAACCATCTCCATTTGGATCTGTATCTGCAGAACCATAATAACCTCTAGCACCAGCTCCTCCTGCGCCATAAGTGATTGCTGAACCCGTTATAGATATTGATGTTCCATTTCCACCTTTACCTCCACGACCAGAACCTGGAGAAGTATTTGCTCCTGCAGTAGCACTACCTCCACCACCTCCTGCGGCTAAACCATTTCCTCCATTTCCAATATCTCCATCTCCACCAGAAGACCCTTGATTTGAAGTTCCATACGCTCCATTTTGGTAAGAAGTTCCTCCTGTATCTCCCGATCCACCGCCACCAGATCCTCCAGTACCTGCAAGATAACCAGTATTTCCATAAGCTCCACGACCACCTCCTAAAGAGGTAATTGTAGTTAATCCAGAACCACTAATAGATGAATTACCTCCGTTTTGAGGAACAGTTGAAGTTGAGTTCCCTGCACCAACTCCGCCTTGTCCAACAGTAATTGTGTAAGTTATCCCACCAGAAAAAGTAATACTGCTTTCAGCAGAAGAACCACCTCCAGAAACAGAACCATAAGATGTACGAAGTCCACCAGCACCTCCGCCACCTCCATAGTAATTCTGATAACCAGAACCACCACCACCTCCTAATACTAGGAAATCTACTGAGTAGCTGTAAGATGAGGTTAAATTAAATTCTCTGTCTGTTGTTTGACCTTGTGCGTCTGTTGCTCTAATTGTAAATGTATGTGTTCGTGGTGATGTACTTGAACCATCAAAATCTGTAGAAGTTATTACTCCAGTTGAGGGGTCTAAAGAACAATTTGCTAAAGATGAATTTGTTAAAACATTTGTAGTTTCTGAATAAGTAATACTATCTCCAGTTGCTGCTACTGTTGCAACTGTACCATTAAAATTTCCTGCAACTGTACCAAGTGAGCCTGCGCTTGTAGTCCAAACTGGAGCATCTGATACTGTTAAAAAGTTTGCACTTGACAGACCCGCAAGACCATCTGGATTTTCAACTCTTATTCTATAAGTATTTCCATCAACTGGTAAGGTAATATTAGCAGTTAATGATGTTGTACTATTAAAAGTGACTGTATTAACTGAATACCAAATACCCGTTGCAGTATTAATTAAATCTACTCTTGGAATTGATATAAAGTCTGTTCCAGTAATAGTAATATCTGTTGCATTATTTGAAATAACATTTGGAGAAACACTTGAAACAACTGGTTTAGTTTCAGTTGCTAAAGATAATCTTGACGCTGCTATATCTCCGCTTACGATTTTACTAGCATCTAAACCAGGTATCTCATTAGCATCAAGTGTAATTTTATTATTATCTATTTGTCCAGTATTATCAATAAGACTAGATATATCCCTAGCTTTTGTCATAAGACTAAAACTCCTATATTTGTTTTTAAAATTATTTTATTAAAGTACGATTGTATCTGCCTCTTCTGCAGTTAAAGCCTCTCCAGCAATTAACTTAGATTTAGCACTAGCTTTTAAATCTTTTTTCTCTTGATCTTTTTGTTCAGCTTCAGCAGCACTTGCATCAGCTTGTTCATTATCAGCATTTAAAGCATCAATTTCAGCTTGTGTTACTTCTTCTTCAATAATACCATTTGGTGTTATTTTTTTATGTTTTGCCATAGATCACTCCTTATTTTTTAAATCCATACAAAGTCATTCGACCTGATGTAATTGTTCCTGTGCTTGGATATATTTTCCAACCAGTTACTGCTGATACTTGTGAAAGAACAATTGTTTTATCCTGAACAGCATAAGAAAATCTACTCATGCTATTAGATGTACTTCCACCTCTCATTGCTCCATGATATATACAAACAAGATTATTTGTGTTTCCAGCATTAGGAATTTCTAATACTGCATTATAATTATTTCCTCCACCAGATACACTAGATCTAAATTGAGCTCCACTTCTACTTGTTTTATCTGCTCTGCCAAATTCAATATAACTGTCATTACCACCAGTATAACTATTCAATGCTGTGTTTCTCCATGATTGTGAATAATATCCTGCTGTATCATAGTAGTCTTGCCAATAAGTAGATATACCTCCATAATCAGATGTAATTTCACCAGAGGCATTTAAAGCTCTTTCTCTTATATAACAAGTAGTGCTAAAAACTAAGTTTTGATAAACAATTCTATATGCACCATAAATTGCATTATTAAAATATCCATCTACTTGTAATGAAGCACTTGAACTTGCATCAACCGAAGCAAGAACTTCTAAATTACCAGATGAACCAACACCAGATGCTAGTTTAGTCCAGTAAGTAGTATTGACTGTACCTGTTGTTTGAGGTGCTTGGTTTGTTGAACCTTGCACAGCAACAAAAGTGTGTGTTCCATCAGATGTATATTGAACAACATCATTTTTATTGTAAGCAGTTGCACTATCCCAGGTTCCTTGATTTGTGCTTGAGATTGTAGAACCTCTTGACATCAAATTCCAGAATGAAGTATTAACAGTTCCGTTTGTAGCTGGAGCTTGGTTTGTTGATGCTGCTACTGCAACATAAGATGACAGCTCTCCATTATCTAAATGTTGAACCACATCTTTTGTCGTATAGCTAGTACCACTATTCCAAGTACCTTTTTGCGTGAACGAAATTTTTCCAATGTCTATCGTAGCCATTTTAATCCTATAAATTATTTGTTTAATTAATTATAGAAAACTTTATGTGAACAAATTAAACTGTTGCTATAAGTCTTCCATCTGCATTTAAGCTAAATACAAAGCCGCTTGCGCTGAATAATACATCATCAAAAGCATCAAATTCAGCTCCGCTTATGTTATCTGCTCCTTGATTTGTAGTAGTCACTCTAACTGAGTTATCAGCTGGAACGGGTGTATTAGCTTGACCACCCATATTAGGATGGTATTGACAATAGTAATATAGCGTTGGAGCTGCGTTTGCTACAACTATTGTGGTTTTGTAATTTGTCATGTCAACTGTCACTCCATTTGTATATTCAACCCCAGAATTGTGTGTACCTCCAGATGTAGTTGAAAATCGCAAAGGATGACTACTAGCTGCAGACCAATCAAAAATATAAGTATTTCCCTCAAATAATTCTAAAGTATCTTGTTGCACTCCATTTATAAAATATTTATTTGCTCCACCAACATTTTGAAAAGTGACAGTAATATTTATTGTAGATGGATTGTAATACATTTCTAAACCATAAACTTCTGCTGAGCTAGCATTTGAATAAATTAAAGCATTTCCAGCTCCGTTCACAACTAACGCTTGTCCAGCTAAACCAATTGATGATGGAGTATCTGTTAAATCGTTTATTGAAGTTGTGACAGTAGGCGTAGAATATTCTAAAGCCGTACCGCCAGAATTCACGACTAAAGTTTGTCCCGCAGACCCTATTGCAGATGGAGTATCAACTAAATCATTTACTGAAATATTGGCTAATTGGAAAGTACCATAAGCCACTATCATAAGAATATCATTAGCTGCCGCAGCTGTTGCTAATACAATGCTTGTCCCAGATGTTGCAGTAAAATCTGCATTTGCTAATTTTACCCCGTTTAAATAAATGTCAATAAATCCGCTATCGTAAGCAAGTATGGATGAATTATTATCTGCTCCAGAAAAAGTAGTTTGACCAGCTGTAGCTGTGTACTCGAACCTATTTGCGGTCCCGTTGACTGTGGAACCAGCAGCCGCCCAGCCAGAGCTTTTATAAACTTTAAGCTCATTTGCTGTTGTATCAAAATATAAATCTCCTTGGTTTAATGATGTTGTAGGAGCTGAGGATGATATTCTATAAACATCCGCAAAATTTTGAACCGATATTAAATTATTATTTACATTAGTCACAGCTGCATGAGCTGCTGCTAAAGATGATAATCCAGAAATTCCAGCTAAAGTGTTAATATTTGTTTCATTATTTTTAACAGCAGTAATATTAGTCTCATTATTTTTAACAGCCGTCACATCTGCTGCAATTGTATTAACTCCAGAAATATCAGTACGGATACCATTAAGATTTGTAATCTCTGTAGTTATACCAGCTAAGTTTGTAATTTCAGTATTTAGACCAGCAACAGTTGCTAAATTATTTGTTGGAGATATTTGAGCTGCAACAGTATTTAAGTTAGCTTGATCTGTAGATGTTAGTTGGATCTTTCTCCAAACTGTAGCTCCAAGATCATAAACTTTCATTACATTAAGAGTAGTATCGAAATACAATGCTCCGTCTGTTAATGCGTTTCCATCATTATCAACAGATGGATCTGAAGTTTTAGCTCCTAAAAATCTATCATCAAAATTATCTAAAGCTGCCTCCGCTGCAGCTTGAGCTGTTTGAGCTGCTGTTCTTGCAGTTTCGGCTGCTGTCTGAGCTGTCTCGGATGCCGTCTTTGCAGTTTCTGCATCGTTTTTATGAGTTAATGCTGTTGCCGCTGATGCTGCAGCATTAGTCTCAGAAGTTGCTGCATTTGTTTCAGAGGTAGCCGCAGCTGCAGCTGATGAAGTAGCAGATGCTGCATCTACCAATAAATCCCATTTTGCGCTATCAGCATTTGTAGTTAAAGGCTGTGAACCAGAGGAAGTATGACCAGTATTAGCCATAAAAATATTATTGGTACTGGTATCCTTAACAATATCTCTAACAGCATATGTAGTTGATGCACTCCAATTTCCTCGATTTGATCCAATCGTAGTAGTGACCGATAGCTCTCCAGAATTATCAAATCCTAAAATTTTTCCAGCTCTATCTGTAGCTCCAACAATAAACTCAGTTGAGTTCATCGTGTTAGTTCTTGATAATTTTAAAGATCTATCTACTTCTTCTTGTAGCTCTTGTTGTTGTAAAGTTAATTTATCAAGAGCTGCCTCATGTGTTTCAGCTGGGAAAGGATCATTACTTATGTAATCTGTTTCTTGAGTTAAGTTTGTGTTTCTTAATAAGACTACAGTAATTCCAGTTGCGGGAGCTGTCACAAAATTAACTTGTCCACCGCTAGCTCCGTTATCTACGATAGAATAATGAGTTGTTAAAGTTTGTACTGTTTCAGTTCCATCAGAAGATCTTAATATAACTTGCAGCTCTGCTGAGCTATGAATTGGAAAAGTAAAAGCAAAACTTGTTGTGCTGTTATCTCCATTGTAGGAATTTTTTACCGATAAACTCGATACTGTCATAATTTACTCTTTTGTTGTGTTAGGAAAAATTTTTGTAGGCGTTATAATCCCACTATATTTTTCGTATTAAATTAATTTGTCAATTCTGTCTATAGAATTATTCAGAAATTTGCGGTGTATCAGTTGGCTTAATATCGCCTGGATACCACCAATAATCTCTGTTTTCTTTAGTTTGGTATCTTTTTATCACATTGTTGTTTCTTTTATGAAATTTAGGATCAATTAAATTCTGCAGCGTATCTACTATAATCCTTTCCCATGCTGCTCTAAGATACCATATTGAGCTGCCTGGGGTATATTTTTTAATAAAATTAGAAAACTCTCTGCCTAAAGCTGGCTCTTTACCACCAGGCATATATCTAAATGTTTCATCTATTAGACCAAAAACATCTTTAGCAAAAGCTACTGGTAGTCCAAGTAAAGCATCTGTAATATCTGTTCCGTAGTTTTCTCCCTCTGCCTCTTGATAAACTAGATCTCCAAAAATACCTAATCCACCACCACCAATCAATCTAGCTAACCAATATTGAAATTGTTGTGTTTTATCTAAAGTGTTTAAATTTATTATATCTCTGCCTTTTAATACTTCTCTCATCTCATGTGAGTAAGCATTCATTAAAGTTGTACCAATTAAAAATGGCACTAAATAACCAGCTTTGCCTTTTAAACCAGTTTCTCTTAAACCTCTCATTATGTGAGTAAAACCAATTGCAATTGCAAAATTTTTAAACATTAATCCAGATGCTAATATTTCTCCAGCAAATGTTCCTGGTTTATTTTTACCCATAACAGCAACTCTGCCTCTAATCGCAGCTGTAGGTATAGCATGATCTGTTTCTGTAAAGATCATTTCCATAATTCTGCCATGCAATCTATTAGCCTCAGATGGATCTAAGTCAGATCTTTTTAATAAATCTTCTGGCTTAAAAAACATAGCCTCGCCAGGTTTCATATTTGGATCATCAACAGCAGCATCATATAATTTAGTTTGTCTTATAACATCCCAATCTCCCTCTCTTATTCCATAAGTTTCTAAAGTTTGTGTAAGAGATCTTCCGTAAGATTGAGCTTTAGATTTTTTAGTAAGCTCTCCAAGTTCTTTCCAAGATAAATTAAAATTATCTCCTAAAAAACCCATAAACTCCATACCAAATGCCCAACGACCAGCTTGAGTTAAATGTGATAAACCAGACGCTCTTAGTGTCATATCTGATAACATCTTTGCAAGTATTGGTGCATCAGTATCTATAAAATATCTATTAGCAGCTGATGCAATAGTTGACCAATGTTCAGCAACTAACCCAGCTCTAATAGCTGCCTTAGACCAACTTTTATCAGTTTTTAAACCATCCTTAATTAATTTTAATGCTTTTCTATTTGCTTTGTATGCGGGTAATCCAAGAAATTTAGATGTCATTCTTGAAAAGAAAAAGTCTGATTGTGCAAGTAGTGTTGCAGATCCAATAACAGAAGAAGTTAGAATATGCCTTAAACCAGCAAATCCCATTGCCCACCACTTATCAACTCCACTATTTAATCTACCAGCATGAGATAAGTATAAATTTTCTAATCCCTCTATTTTAGATCTAACACTTTCTCTTTCTTTAATTGGTAAGTCTTTTGTATTAACTCTTATAAGATCAACTAAATATCTAAACCCAGCGTTGGGATTTGGTCCCAAGGCTCTCATCATTGCAGTATCTCTGCTGATGCTTTCTAAGTGCTGGTATATTGTTGATATAACATCTTCATCGCCAAACTTAGCTTGATAAGCCATATAACTATCTGCATCTTTAAAAACTAAAAATCTATGATCTAACCTGGCGTTAGCTGTCATACCAGATGCGTTGCTCATAGTTCTTGATGTAGATTTTGATCCAGGTACTAATTGACTTACTCCCTCAGTTCTTATTGCATCATAAGTTCTAGGTAATTCTAAAACTAATTCCTCTCTAGTAAATGATCTACCCGTTTTGTTATTAATCATTCTTTCAAGATCTAGTTTTGGTAAAATATATTCTATCCAATCTTCTTGTGTTGCTAAACCAACTTTAACTGGATTATGTGGCTGTGGTAAATAATTACCTTTTATCTTAGCAACATTACCACCAAACTGATTGTGTCTAGTTCTTGCAAGTTCTATAGCTTGATTAATTGCTGCAGCAAATTCTTTTGCTAAAGGATTTGCAGTAGATCCAGGTTCTAGTATTTCTTTAATAATTAATGGAGTAGTCATTTTTTGAAATTTATTTCTTCTGCCAAAATAACTTGTTCTATACTTCTCCATAAACTGAGCTAAAGGTGCGTGTACTAAACCAAGCTCAGTTCTTTTCATATTAGTAATAGATAAAATTTGATTGCCAGCATCTTGATCAAATATAGATCTTATACCCTCAATAATATCTTTATTACCTTTTACATCTGTATAATTTTCTACAGTAAATTTATTTTGTGCTTGTGTTCTTGCTTGAAATAATGCGTTTCTTTTAGATCTAATTCTTTTTTCTAATTGTACATCCCATGTTTCTTTAGCAGCAGCTCTTTCAGCCTCAAAATCATTAAAACCTTGAGACTTAAATTTTTTGTATTGTTTATCAAATTCTATTCTATGTGCATCTGCAGCATCTGATGTCATTTCTCCATCTCTAAGCGCATTGCTAATACATTTTAAATAACTCATTTACAATCCTTTAATCTTTCTAAAGCTTGAGCTGCCTTAGCATCATTTTCCATAAACTCTCTCATTGGCTGAATAATATCTACTTCTTCTCCAGCAGCATCTATTCTAGTTCCTATATGAATATTGGTGTCAATTAATTCTTCTGAGCCTAATCCTTGTTTTTCTAAAGCTGTGAACCAGGCATCATCTAATTCCATTTTTATATTTTCTTTTGCCTTTTCAAATGCAGCTAAACCTTTTGCAGTTTTAAATTGATCTGCTTTCATTTTGTACAGTTTATGAGATCTTGTCAAAATTTTAGCAGTAGATTTTAATCTAACTTGTAGCTCAGTTGTCATGCCATCTTTAGTTAAAAGCTGCATGTGTATAGCTCTATAGCCAGATCCTCTACCACCATCAGTTTTTAAAAAATCATCAAACTCAATAGTTTTTACAGAATTTTTAATATCTTGAGCTACAGCTCTAACCTGGTCAATAGTATCAAGATCTATTCTAGCTCTTAATAAATCAGATATTTCCTCAATATTACGAGTTTTTAACTTTTCTGCCAAACTTGCGTCATCTTTTAGACTTATATCTATATTGGCTTTATGCTTTTCTTTAAATTTATTAAGAAAACTTAAATATCCATCATAGTTCTTTTTGGCTAAAGCCTTTAATTCGTTGATGTCATTAACGCTATGATATATAATTCTTTTACTTATGGCACTTGTAGAACCAATAGCTTTATTATCAGATCCTCGTAAAGATGGAGGAGACGCTGTAGCATCTGCAAAAACAGTAGATGGTGGAGTAGCTTTTGTTCGTTGGGATCCAGCTGCTAAATCTTGGGAAATAGATAATTCCTTAACTGCTGGAGATGTGCTTACACTTCCACTGCTGCCAACATCATCTTTTATTTCTTTAGAAATACCCTCGCCTAATATTGCATCTGCAATTGATGGATCTTCTGAGGCTTGACCAACTTTAGGCTCGCTAAATAATTTATTTGTTGTTAAGTCTTCTTCAAATTTTGGAGGTATTGTTTGTGTCTCAATCTCAGTTTTGTTAGCTCCAAATGATCCGCTAACATCGCTCCCTCTAAAATCGCCTTTCGCAGCAGCGTCATCGACAGCTTGTTGGAAGAATTTTTCAGCATCCCCTCGTTTTCCATCTTTGAGGAGTTGAGCTGCTTTTGTGAGTTTGTCTGAGAGTTCTGATCCAGCTCTCGTTGCAATCTTTTCAAATCTTTCTCCAACTTGCTCATATATTAATCTTTGCTCCTCATTGTTAAGTTTGTTTAATTTATTTCCCGCTTTTTGTAAAGTTGTATCATTTTCAACAATAGTCTTAAATGCAGCACTTCTCTTATTAATATTCTTTTTTGCCCAGTTTAATAGCTGAGATCTTTCTACTAACAGAGTTTCTGCAAAAAAATCTGTACCAAATAATGTGTCTTGTTTAGTGACAGTTTTAGGTAGTGTGTTTGTTAATCTTAATGTTTGCTCTAGTTCTGCAATACTAGAAAATTTTTTATCTTTTAAAATTTTAATTATATTTGCATGCAAAGATTTATCTTCAATAATCTCTCCAACTTTAGCACCCAGGTTTTCTAAATTTTTAGT